AGACATATATGAATCATACTGTTCGCACAGGCGAAGAAGCAAATCACAAGAACTTTAAGAATTGGTTAGAAACCAAAAAGAACAAAGACATTGACAAACTCAAAGTCGAGAAGAATAAGAAAGCCAAACAAGCAGACCTAAAAGATGAGTTAGGTAAGATTGAACGAAACAAGAAACACTACAACAATCTTTTCAAAATGCATGGTCACTTGCAGGCAGCTAAAGATACACTCATTGGTGTTATGAATCAACACCAAGAATTCCAACACACACACGGCGGCGAATCTGCGAATCCTGAAGGATATGTTTTCCATCACGGCAAAGAATCTGATAAATTCGTTAATCGTGCGGAATTCTCACGTAGAAATTTTGCTGGAATAAGAAACATATGAAAAAGTTTTTAGAAAAATTACACGAAGATGCACAGACCCACACACCTGTGGTTATGGCATTTGGTCGAATGAACCCACCAACTATTGGTCACGAAAAACTGGTCAATAGAGTCACACAGTTAGCCAAAGATTATAAAGCACCACACCACATTATTGTGTCACATTCTATGGATGCAAAGAAGAATCCATTGGAACTTGCAAGTAAAATTAAACACGCAAAGAGATTCTTTCCAGGTGCGAACATAACTGGTTCAAGTAAAGAGAAACCAACATTCTTACAACATGCAGCTGCACTACATGCGGCTGGACATGACCACTTGGTGATGGTTGCTGGTTCAGACCGTATTCCAGAATATGAACAAAAGTTAAATCAATATAATGGTGAAGGTCCAGGTAAATTATTCAACTTCAAAAAGATTGAAGTGAAGTCTGCTGGTCAACGTGATCCAGATGCCGAAGGTGCAGAAGGTATGTCAGCATCCAAAATGCGTGAACATGCAAAGAGTGGAGATTTCAATTCTTTCCGCCAAGGTGTTCCATCACACGTTCCAGATAATCACGCTAGAGCATTGTTTCGTGATGTTCGTAAAGGCATGGGATTGAATGAAGATTTCAACCGTGGTCTGTTTAAAGCCATCTTTGTGACTGGCGGACCTGGTTCAGGTAAAGACATTATCATCCGTGAAGCGATTGCAGAATCAAAAGCAGTCGAGTTAAATTCTGTGCAAGCATTTGACTTATTGATGGACAAACAAAAGTTGTCTGAAAAAACAAATGACTACCGTAGAGAAGCAATTCGCAACCGTGGTCCACTAATCATCAATGGTCCTGCTGACGACCACACAAGAATGATTACCATTAGAGAAGAACTAGAAGAATTTGGTTATGAAACCGCTATGGTGTTTGTTGATACAACCAACGAAGCCAGTAAAGAACGTAATGAGAAGTTGAACAAATCAATTTCCGAATCAATCAGATATGATAAGTGGCAACTTGCACAAACTTCAAAAGAAGCATATCGCCAGAATTTTTCCAATTTTATAAATTTCAATAATAGTTCCACTTTCGAAGAAATTCAAGAGGATATTACTGACACTTACGGAGAAATAAATAGGTTCATCGAGGACAAAAATTACAATGAAATTGCGTTCTCTTGGTTGGAAAGTCGTGGTAAAATTAGTATCACATCATTATTTAAGGAAAATGAAAATGTTAAGAAAAATTCTAGATTTTTTGAAAGTTACAAAACCAAGCGCACCAGCGGCACCAGTGGAAGTCCAAGTCTCAACACCGGAACCGGTCCAAGAGCAGAAGGTCCAGGAAGTGAACTCCCAGATAATCGTGCAGGAGACAGTAACGCCGACAACATCAAGTGGGACGGAAACAAAAAACGTGGCGGATACACCTTCAGAACCTACACCGAAGAAAGCCCCAGCCTCAAAGTCAACCCAATCCCCAAAGAAAACAACTTCTCCAAGGACAAAGAAAAAGTAAAGCGTAATCGTTTTACTGATGCACCAACTGTCAATCAACGTATGAGAAATATTACAACAGTTGGTCCAGAATTTGATACACGCCAACAGGGAACAGTATACCCTATGTCTGGTCTAGGCGATGTAACATATAGAGAGTCTTACAATAATCCAGCTGATACCGAAATGGGTGTTAGTGGTGTTTTGGGTGGTGCAACAAATAAGGAACCTATGGAAAATCCAAGAGACAAGTTTGGTTCAAGTTCTCTAAAGAATTCTCTAAAGAAGAAAAAGAAATGAAAAAATTCACAGAATTCGTAAAAGAATCCACAAAAGAAACTGAACACCACGATGCTCAGGAAATCAAACGTCAAAAGGCACACTTGATGGACAAAGCTAAAGAGTATGGTGACCAAGCACAAAAAGAAAAACATTTCGGTCATGGTGGCGCCGCACAAGCAAAAGGTGAGACTATGGCTGCAGCTGCAAAAAACATTAAAGGAGAGTAACATGATAGACTTAAAAAAGAACGATGCACTTGCTGATGCGGTAAAAGAAATTTTACAGCAAGAAGCTTTAAAAGGTAATCAACACGAAATTGATAAAAATAAGAACAATAAAGTTGATGCACACGATTTCAAAATTCTTCGTGGTGAAAAGAAAGCAGTTAAAAAAGAAGAAGTTGAAACCGTTGAAGAAGGTCTTAAAGATATTGCCAAGAAAGCTTTCAAAGCTTTGACTGGTGGTTCAGATGAAGACCAACTTAAAGCACTACAGAAAAGAGCTGGTGCACCAGTAACTGGTAAAAAACCAGAACCAAAAAAAGAAGAAGTTGAAGTTTCAACCCAAAAAACTTTGAAGCAATTCAGAGAAAATGCATTTGACTGGAAAAAGAAACCAGAACCACAACCAAATGGCGGTTCAGGTGTAAAACAAGGTTCACGTTATGGTGGTTCTAAACAGAAAGATAAACCAGAACAGGAAACAGACGAAAAAAAGTAAATGAGGCAAAAGGACCAACCAGTCAGGAAGACGGACCTTTTGTCTCTAGTATTAATGATACACATGATTTGAAGCCATTGAACCACGCAAGGTACTTGGCTAAAAAATCTTTAAATAGAGTTCAAAAAGAAATGATGAACAAATAAGGCACAATAATGAGCAAAGCACAAACATTAAAATCTATAGTTAAAAGGGGGGGTGCAGAAAAGCCTTCTTTTGGAACCAATCCTTGGGATCCATGGTCCGCAAAAGCAAATATTGCGGAAGATGCTGCTTTGGATCAATATTTGACCTCTAGAGGTATCAATCCGAAACACGTTTCTAAAGACCAGAAGGTTGCACATTCCAAGATGGGTCAATTCCTAAAATGGAAAAGAGACCACATGTCTGAAGCTGTAGACAGGAAAGATACAATTGTTTTTGACATTCCTTTATTGATTCGTGTGTTAGAATTTGCTCGTGAAGAATTGAAATCAGACGTATTACTACACAAAATGGTAGAAAGATTGATTTCTATCCGTGGTAAGGGAACATTGACAATGAACCAATATGGCAAGATTGTCAAAGAAGAAGCTGAATCTTTAGGTGAATCTTTTCCTGAATATGGTGAAAGAGCCAATAAACTTTTAAAAAGAAGTCATGAACTGTATGATAAATCTCGTTCAGAACCAGACGCTTCAAAGAAAAAAGAAATGGTTTCTAAGTCAACAAGAGCTCATGGTATTTTTATGAAAGCCAAAGAAAAACACATGAGTCGTCATCCTGAAGATGCAGAATCTTTACGAAACAAAACAATGTCTGGTGCAAGCAAAGATTATGAAGGTGGTAAAAAATGGACTGGCGATTCTGTTGAACATCCGGAAGACACTAGTGTTATTTCTGAAATCAGCAGTGCAACTTTGGATAGTTACAAAGAGAAGGCCAAGAAGTCAGCTGATGATTTGTCAGCAAAAGGTGAATATAGAAAATCTACAAACCGCTGGTCTAACATTATGAAGGCTACTGGTAAACAGATTGATAAGACAACTGCCAGCATTAAGAAGTCTTTGAACAAGGAAGAAACTGTTTCAGAGGTTGCACCTCCAGGATTTGAGGGTACCGTCAAGGCCATGAAAAAACATAAGGATATTGATAATCCTTATGCGCTCGCATGGTCAATGAAGAACAAAGGTTACAAGTCACATAAGAAGGCTGACGGAACACCAAAGAATGAAAACTTTCAGGATCCAATGGCCGCATCATCAATGCCTAATGACGGTGCAAATAGTCCTGATGATGTTGAACAACCAAAGAATAAAAAGTTAATTCAAATGTCTAAGTCTGCTCGAATCATTAAAAACCTTTATAAAAAGAAGGGTATGAAAGAGGAGATTTATGACCACGAAAAGGAAGATAAATCTGTTGCATCTTCTGGTAAAAAACCAAAAATGCAAAAGATAAGTACTGGTTTAGAAGAACCACAAGCCGCAGCGGTATTAACAGGCGGTACCACCATGACTGGTGAAAAGAGAGATACCATCGAAATCGACCCTATGATGAAGATGCGTAAACCAATTTCTGGAAAAAGATAAATACAAAGATAACCCTCGGTTAAAAGGAGAATAAAATGTCATCTTGGGGAAATAACGACAACGCAGCTAACGCACCATATTGGGCAGTTAACTCAACAATAGTCAATGCAGCTGACGTAAAAGCAGTTGCAGCTGCACCTACCGCAGCAAACGTTGCATTACTATATGGTAATACAACAGCTGATGTATATACAACAGGTCAAACCATTGGTTTGTTTGCTGTTGATGCACAGGAATCATTAGTAACTCATGCCCAACACACTGGTTGGGTACTAAGAACTACAGGTTCTGGTGGCCGTGCCGGACGTGTTCAAAATGAAGTTTTGGTTGCTTTGAGTGGAGTTACTGGTGACGGTGACGCACAACAATATGCAAACGTTTCTATCACATTGAGTGGACCAGCTGATGCTGCTGTTCTTGCAAATGCTACATACTATGCTAACGTTGCAACCTTCAGCGTAACACCAAGTTTGGTTGGAAACACATCTGCAACACTAACATATCAGTGGCAGTACAACTCTGGTTCAGCGTGGGCAAACATTCCTGCAAACACAGTACCAATGCAATACAGCGGCGCAACAAGTTCAGTATTGTATGCAAGACCTGGAACTACAGCAAACAACGCAACGAAGTATCGTGTTGTCGTTACTGCCGCAGACCAAGGTGTATCAGCAACATCCGCAAACGCAGTTATTACTGTAACCTAATAAAAGGGGCTTCGGCCCCTCTTTAATATGTTTGATGATTTGAATGAAGAAAATTTTATGTTGTATGCTATGAAATGCTATACATCACCACATTGTATTATGTCGGAATTTGAGGGAGATATCAAAAGAACGAAATATCTGAAAAGATTGTTTCGTAGATATAAGATAACAAAATCCCTCAAAGAACGATTAATAATGAACCATATCATTTTATTGAATAATGTTTTTGGTCCGGAAGCAACGGCAAGAATATTGTTCTATAAGACTGATGAACGTGATTATGATATTCTAAAAACTTTTTTAGACTATCTTGATATTATGCCTGATTTTGTTTATGGTATCAATGGAAAAACTATATTATCATCCGATTTACCACTAGATATGAATGTCGCAGAGATATTAAGAAACATATGAAAACATTTCAAGAATATTTAAACGAAGTTAAGAAACCAACCGGTGACCTGAAGAAGGCCTGTTGGGACGGCTATACTGCTGTCGGTACAAAACAAAAAGGTGGACGTACAGTTCCGAATTGTGTACCTGAAGAAATTGTCAAGGAAGCTCATGGTCCTTGGGGCAAAATATCACAGGCTAGTTTAGATAAAATTGCAAAAGCCAAAAAACGTGAAGAAAAAGAAAAAGGTATTCTGAGAAGACCTGGATCAAAGTTACGAAAAGATACACCTAATTATGTTGCTAAAGTAAATGACCTTTCTGAAGAAGAATTAGAAGAAAATCATATTGCAATCGCCATGGGTAAAGAGATGGATGATGAGGGTAGTATGATTATGAATCAACTGGATCACATGGAACGTTCCATCAAAATGATGCGTGATGTGGTTAAGGATCCAAATATGCAGATACCTGCTTGGGTTCAATCTAAGGTAACATTGGCCGCAGACTATATTGAAACAGCTGCT